GCACATATCTTTTCCGTTCTTCTGTTTCGCTTTTAGATAGTCTTTCACCGGCGGAACATCCACACCAGAAAAAGAAGCAGGCTCTGGTAAATCAGAATTGCCTGCTTTCTTCTTGGTTTCAAGTTTTCCTTCGGTGATTTTATCGAACATTGGCTTCGGTTTTCTGCCAGCACCTATGCGCGTTCCACCGCGATTTGTACCGTCTTTTGCCACGCTTTTTACTCCTTGTTTGATTTCGGGGTTAATACCCCGTTTGATTTCCGATTTTTGCGTAACGAACCCCAGCCCGGTGTCCAAATTAAAATGTCACAGAGATTTCATACCCCCTACCCGGTCAGTATTTGTACACTGGGTTGGTTTCCTCCCGGAGAGTTTTTTCATCGTGGCACTTCTTACATAAGGGCTGCCAATTCGAGCGGTCCCAGAACAGCGTTCGGTCTCCGCGATGCGGCACGATATGGTCCACAACCGTTGCCGGGATAAGCCTGCCTTTGCGTTGACACTCTGCGCACAAAGGATGCTCTTTTAAGAACGCTTTGCTTGCCTTGCGCCATTCGTAGGTGTACCCGCGTTCCTGTGAAGGGCGGGTATATTCTTTATGCATAGGTAGGTGCTTGGCGCAGAACATCTTTCCCGGCTCTACCAGCGCAGGGCAACCGGGATGCTTGCACGGCACCTTCGGACTTCTGGGCAAATGTGCCTCCTTTCGGAAATAAAAAAATGCGCATAAAATTTACGCGCATTCCTGTTTCACTATTTTTTGACGATTATATCATAACACACTGGGCGACGGTCCATCACGGTTCAATGGGGTTCATTTTAGTTCAAAGCGGTTCAATTTTATAAAAAGAAAAAAGCGCCTTGTAGCCGCTTCTTTCCTTATTGTTTTTTTAAGTGCTGTAAGTAGTCATTATATTCTTTTGCGATAGCATTTCTTATGCCGCCGTAGTCGCATTTAGTTGGCTTGCCGCGATTTATCAAACCTGATAGAGAGATGCTTCGTTGACTACCGAATATTGTATCAATTTTGTAGGTTGCAAGTACATAGAAGTCCCAGTTATTCAGATTGAGTGGATTTTCTGGTGCGCGTTCCTTGCTCTTATAATGGCAAAATACATATACGTTTGAATGGCGTTTGTGGTTATCGTAATCGTACCGCGCTTCGTCCGGAAGCCAGTCATACGCCGGCGAGATTGAGAAAATGATTTTTGAATACTTGTCTGGTTGGTTCTTCGGGTACCACGATTGAAGATAAGCGGAGCATTTGACTTCGATTTTCTTATCTCCCCAAAGAAGGTCATACGATTCCCAATCCACGTGGGTGGTGGTTAAATCGAGATCGAGAGCAGTTGCGATAATGAACTCTGCAAACGCACCGCGCATTGTGTTATTGAGCAAATCCGAAGAGTTCCATTTCCAGAAGTCTAACAGCAACCGATTGATAGGCATATCGTCAAATTTCAGATGCTCATTGCCTGTTAAAACTTGCATAAACGATGTCTCCTGATTATTTTATTCTTTGTAAACGGTTATCCATTTCATTTTTTCTCTTTAAATATCGTTGTCAATTCGGTGGTGAAATCTGCAACCTTAAACATCTGCTTTTTAAAGTTAAAAAACCACTCGCCGTTAATCATACGCATAGGGCAGTTATAGCTTCTACCCGCAGAATGCACCGAAAGAACTTGAACGCATTCCAAAACATAATTTATACCCAGCAGTGTCATCCCTTTTGTAAAATCTGCCATTATGTCCCCTTAAATTAAAATCTGCTTCTGTCTATATTTTCGGAATCGTAGCCAGTAACCTTATCGTCAACGAAATCTACTACCACTGACCGCACAATTGTGCCGCCGCGCATAAACCCTTTGAATTCAGAGTGTTTCCACGTCAAGGTTTCCACGCCATCCTTAACGCGACAGCCTGTCGGATCTCCAAATATTTTTAGAACTTCGGCTTTTGGCATTCCGATTTTGAGTTGCGAGTAACCTTTAATCATTGTTTTCGCGTTCATCAATATCACCTCTACGATTTTTTCATATTTACGTTCTTATAATAGCATAAAATCGTAAAAAAAACAAGCGTTCCCGGACGCTATTATCCGGGAACCCTTATTTTTGAAAGCGCCGATTTATACCAACGCTTCACGGTGCTGATGCTGATATTCAGTTCGTAGCCGATATCTTCAAGTTTCATATGCTGCATATACCGGTAAAGAAGCACACAACGTTCATCGGCGTTTGTCTGGGTTTCTATGGTGTTGCGGATTTCTTCTTTCAATTCTTCCAGGCGTTTTAGCTCGGAATTTATCCTTTCTTCCTGCTTCCATATCCGTTCCAGCACCTTTACAAAGGGCGGTTCGCCGCTACTGCTGCTTTTGACACGCTCTCCGAGATTTGGCGCTGATATTCCGATGGATAATTCTCGCAATGATTCAAGCTCACGCAAATCATATTTAATTTGTCTGTCCAAATAATACACCTGGCTCAAATACTCGTGCGCGGTCATTCTATACCTCCTTTTGTAGCCTTTCCATTATCGGAATTCCGTCCAAGCCGCTCAGGGTTTGGAACCAGTCCGACTTGAAGAACTGCTCGATTTCTTCTCTTGCTTTTATAGCTTTTTCATAACGGGGATATTGCTTCAAAACTTGCAGCACTTTCCGGTAGTCTTTTACCGCTTGCAGAACTATTGCATTCGCAAGGCTCTCTACACATTCATTCGTCATTGGTTACCTCCAAAGCTCTGCCTTTACTGCATCGATTAAGGCATCCTGCGTTTTCTCTTTTTTCGCTATGGATTTCAAAATCCGCTCGTCCAGAGTTCCTCCGGTTACGATATGATGAACCACAACCGTTTCTGTTTGCCCCTGTCGAAGCAAGCGCCCGATTGTCTGCTCGTACAGTTCCAGGCTCCAAGTAAGCCCAAACCATATCAAAGTTGAACCGCCCGCTTGAAGATTCAAGCCGTGTCCGGCAGATGCTGGGTGAATAAGTCCCACGGAAATCTTACGCTGGTTCCAAGAATGGATATCTTCCGAAGATTTGATTTCTCTGGCTTCTGGGAACCTTGCCTTTATACGTTCAAGGTCATGTTTGAACCAGTATGCAACCAGAACCGGTTTGCCATTTGCACTCTCAATTAAATCTTCAAGCGCATTCAACTTTTCATCGTGAATATGCAGAACCTTTCGCCCTTCACCGTACACCGCACCATTTGCCATTTGAATCAGCTTGTTAGAAAGTGCCGCCGCATTAACCGCATCAATCTCGGTGCTGTGTATATCCACAATCATGTCCGACTTCAATTGTTTGTAAATTGCGCTTGCTTTCTCGTCCATTTCCACCTTTACGGTGTTAATTACCAGGGCGGGAAGTTTGAGATAGTCTTTTGCACGCATCGAAATAGTAATGTCGGATATTTTTTCGTAGATTCGCTCTTCAGCGCCCGGAAGCGGCTTGTATGAAAACACTATCTGCTGATTTCGCTTATCGGGGGTGAAGTAGTTTGTCCGATATCTGGTTATGTACCTACCCAAGCGCTCACCCATATCAAGCAACCTGAACTCTGCCCATAAATCCATCAACCCGTTGCTGGAAGGCGTTCCCGTAAGCCCCACAATTCTGGATACATACGGTCTTGCCCGCAGTAGCGCTTTGAAGCGTTTTGCACTATGTGATTTGAAGGAAGAAAGCTCGTCAATAACGACCATATCGTAGTCGAATTCAACGCCGCTTTTCTCTATCAGCCACTCGACATTTTCTCGGTTGATAATCGTGATGTCTGCTGCCGCCAATAATGCCGATATTCTTTCCGAAACACTCCCGATTGCAATTGCATAGGTCAACCCTTGCAGGTGGTCCCATTTTGCAATTTCATCTTTCCAAGTATTCTTGGCTACACGCAAAGGTGCGATTACCAGAACCCTGCGAACTTCGCCGGAGGCAATCAGGTGCTTGATTGCCGTTAAAGTTATTACGGATTTGCCAAGCCCGCACTCAAGGAACACGGCAGCAACATCATTTTTTTCGATAAACCGCGTTGCGTATTGTTGATATTCATAAGGCTCGTATTTCATTGATGATCTCCTCTATTTTTTCTTCGTTATCCAGGCAGTAAACTTTGAAGCCGAGTTTTTCAAGCTGCCATTTTCTCTTCCTCTGCAAAGGACGCATTTCCTTTCCGGTAGTTTTTGTTTCAACGAATGCCATTCGTCCGCCCGGCATCAGCACGATTCTGTCGGGAACCCCCGCGAAAGAAGGCGAGACAAATTTTAAGCACATACCGCATGAACGCTTGACTGCCTTGACAAGTTTGCTTTCTATTTTCTTTTCTTCCATACTTCCACCTCCGAAATTAGGGTGAATGGTGGTGAACCGAGTTTTCTAAACTTTTTTAATTTTTCGTTTTTTAATATTTCTTAAAGTAATTTAGAATTTATGGTTCAACACCCTTCACCGGCAGCCCTGCTTACCTCAAAAAGTCCTCTTCTGCCGTAGTTCCAACAGCCCTGTCAGCCGACAAAGTTAACCCGCGCCATTCGTTCCCGATTTTTGTATGCTTCATTTCGAATCCCGCGACACGCAGCGCTTCCCCGAAATCACGGTTGCTGCGCACATATTCGCCGGTTTCGGTAGCCCACGCCCTGTACGCCTTGTAAAGCACACCACCGGTTATCTTTTCAATTTCGCCAATAATGCAGCACTCTTCCAGGAAGCTGCGCAACCAGTCATTCGCTTTTCTGTATTCCTTATTGGCTTCATCGACTACTGCACAAGGCGGCATCTGATAACCGCCAGCTATAAACTTTTTCGCGCCTTCGATAGCCCACTGCAACACCGCCCCGCTTGCCTGCTTTATAAGCGTTTCGGCATAGTCGCGCTGCGGGTTCTTGATTACCGCATTGAAGGGAAGCACGATAAGCCTGCGCCACGTTCCCTTATCCATCGAACCCACTCTCGGAAGATGATTCGTATAAAGCACGATGCTGTGTGTAGGTGCGAACGTGAACGGATCGTGATATTTCTTCTCTGCGGAAATTTCATCTACGGAAGCTATCTGCTTGAGCATACTTGTAGAAAGGCGCTGCCCTTCTTCCGTCTCACTTGCCAATACGAACCTCTTTCCGAGCATTTCGGCAAGGTCAACCTTTGCGTTCTTCGCTCTGGTAGTCAAAGACTCTGCGGGTATCTTGCCGGCATAATCGCCAAGCACCTCGTGAATAGTATTGAAAACGGTACTCTTGCCGTTCGCGCCATCACCGTATGCAATGAACATTGACTCGGCATAAACCTTGCCAATTACCATACCCCCCGCAATATACTGCAAATACTCCTTAAATTCGGCATTGTTCTGGGTTGCGCTATTGAGGCAGTTCTCCCATAACTCCATACCGTCCGTACTCGGTGAAACCTTCGTCATTTTGGTACAAAGCGCTTCAGCTCTGTGCGCATAAGCAATTCCGGTTTTCAGGTCAATGATGCCTTTCGGTGTGTTCAACTCAAAGGGATTACTGTCAAGCTCGGATACCGCAATTTCAAGCTGACTTTCGGCGCAGTGCATCACCGCGACAATCTTGCTGTAATCGTTCATTTTATTTGCGAACTTGTAATATGCCAGCGCTTCCTTTACGAGCTGCTCGTTATCTTTGCCGGCTTTTTTGTCACCGTCTTCCATCGCGCCCTCGCCCATATTCGCGTAGGCATCTTTGACCGCACGCTTTGCAGTTTCCAGAACTTTCTTCACGAACTCGATATAACGTTGCTTCGCTTTCAGTTCCGAAACTTCCCACTGCTTTCCGTTCCAAACCAGCCAGCCCATTGCCTTGCTGAACCTGATTTCTGCGCCATATTCCTGGACGAACAGATCTGCCATGCCGGTATCGTTCTGCGCCTTCGGTTTTAACTGATAGCCGAAATCGTCCTCAGCCGTTGAGCGTTCGATGTAATTTTCGAGCGCATCCTTGCGGGTGATTTTTTGCATTTCATCATCCGAAAGCGGTTCTGCAAACGCATACTGGTTAATCTGGAAAAGAATGGTTTTCACTTCCATAGGCGTGAAGCCGTTCCGAAGCAGCGTAGCTGAATGCTTGAACAGCGCACCGTTTCTGCCATCACCCTCACCCATACCTGTAAAACTCTGTCCACCCTTAATAGGCGAGAATGCTTTCGGGAAGGTGTCCACCGGGCGCGTTTCGTCAAAGTCCCGGATAATCTCTCTTACTTTCCCGCCGCTTTTCAAAACAACGTACATATTCTTTCCGGTGCGGACATCGAAAGTGAAACCGTAGGCATCCATTGCCTTGACCACGCCCTTCGTACAAAACTCACTGTTCCGGAACATAAAGTGCAGCCCGCGCGTAGTTTTGTAAACACGGCAGTTCAGGTTAAGTGCGCAAACCAGCGCATATACCCTTTCCGCTTCCCCGGCTTCGTCAACATCTTTGACCGTGTATTCGCCGCTTAATATCCCGGCGTATTCGTCCAGAGCGCTTACGTCTTCAAGAGACAAAAGCGGCTCACCGTTTCCGAATTTTTGACAAGGATGTTTGTCCTTGGTTTTTACATATCCCCTGAAAGGATTAATCATTTCACTACCTCCTGGCACTCCTCGTTGAAGTACCTGATTTGTATTCCTCGCTTCTGTGCTTTCTTAATCTCGCGCTGCATCCCTGCAGATATCCTTTCCCCGAACACCCACAGTTCACTGCACTTGGTTAAAAGTACCAAACCCATATACATCCCGATTTCACGATCATCCGGGTTCGCATCATTTAAAAATTGCGTAAAGAGCAGATGCGGGGTAACCGGCAGAAAGCCTTCATCAACTACGAACCTGGAAAAGCGCCGAGCGTTCACAGTGTTGCGATTGATGTCCCCTGCATACGGTGAGCAGACATAAACCATCGGACGGAACTTGTGCAGCTCTCTTTGCTTTTCCCTTTCTTCTTCCATCAGGTGAAGTTCCGCATAATATTCAGTCGGGCTGGGGTAGCCCTCGCTGTTATAAAAACTTGGTTTTTTCATTCCTCACTCCTTTTTGTAAAATGCGCATTCATAACCGTCCGCGCGAAGGTTCATCGTCTCTGCCCACTTCGGCGCTTCACCCATTATTGCGCATACTTCTTCCACGCTTGATTTGCCGTTTTCAACTTCCAGCACTACTTCATCGTGAATGTGCATTGTGATTTTGAAACCGGCTTTGTCCAGGCGCAGCATTGCATCTGCCAGAACATCACGCGCGGTTGCCTGCACGATATTCTCTACGAACTTCGGACCGTAGCTCTCGATGCGTTCCCATTTCTTCGAAGCGCCCAAGCCTTCATAAGTAACACAATCACTGCCGAAGTTGTTCACTCCGATTCTCGGTCTCACATACGCAAGCCTTCTGCCGGAGGGAAGCTGAATAAAGAGAATTCCTTTCTCATACGAGAATTTCAAGCCGTAGCATTCATAGGTTTGCTTGTTCGAAACCACATAGCGGACCGCTCTATCGACAGCCCACCAGAACTTCGTAATGTTCGGGTTTGAGCCGCGCCACGCCGCCACCAGCGGCTTCAATTCCGTTTCGGGAATTCCCATTGCCGTTGCGCCCATTGCCTTCAGTGCGCCCACAGAGCCGCCGTAACCGAGCGCAAGTTCCGCTATCTTTCCTTTCTGGCGCAGGTGTCCGTTTACGCCGTTCTTCTGCACCGGAACGTGGAACATCTGGCTTGCCGATGCGCAATAGATATCTTCGCCCTTCGCAAATACATCCAAGCGCCACTGTTCGCCTGCGAACCACGCAATAACTCTCGCTTCGATTGCCGAAAAGTCTGCAACTATAAATCTGCATCCCGCTTTCGGAACGAACGCTGTTCTTATCAGTTCGGATAGAACGTTCGGAATATTCCCGTACTTTTTTTCAATGCCATCGTAGTCATCGGCGCGAACCAGCTCACGCACTGCCGGCAGATTTTCCAGATGGTTCTGAGGCAGGTTTTGAACCTGAATCAATCGCCCGGCATACCGCCCGGTTCGATTTGCGCCGTAAAACTGAATAAGTCCGCGTGCGCGGTTATCGCTTCCGACAACATTCTTCATAGCCACATATTTCTTCACGCTTGACTTCGCAAGTTCCTGACGGAGCCGAAGAATTTCTTCAATGTTACCTGTCGCATCCTGCAAGAGTCGGTTAACTTCCGCTTTTGAAAGCGACTCCACAACCTGCCCCTGTTCGACCAGCCACGCTTTAAGCTGGGAGGGCGAGTTGGGATTGTCTATGCCTGTAAGCGCACGAGCTTTCTCTGTTGCCGAGCCGGTGTTGACTTCATCACACTGAATTGCGTGTTCTACGAAATCCATATCCAGCGCGATGCCGTAATCGTTGATGCGCTGATCAAGGTGATAATTTCCCCACTCTTTTTCCGAAACCGGGAAAGCAGAAAGGCGCGTTTGTATTTCCGCTTCTGCTTCTACATCGCGTTTGTTGTATGTCTTGAAGAGTTCCCACTTCTCGCGGTTATGGTGAGGAAGGTTTCTGGTCCTTTCGCCGTTAATCTGCGAAGGTTCACACGGCTTGCAAAAATACCGGATGAGTTCCTTGCCAACGCCGAGCTTCTGTTTGCCAAGCCCCAGAACCGCGCCCACCTTTTCAAGCGAAAGCGGCAGTCCCAAAGTTGCTGCCCAGACCATCGTGCAGAACCAGGATTTCGGGTTGATATATTTCCCCGTTGAATATCCAAGAAGCCGCGATAAACACACCCTTTCGAACTGCGCATTGAACGCAAATTTCTGTACCGTTTCATCGGTAAGCGCCAGCACGATATCGGGAGGTATCTTCTCTCCGCAGGCAAGGTCGATTACTTTAACTTCACCACCGTCTACGGAATAAGCAAAAAGCAGAATTTCAAAATCATCACTTGCCGCGTACCGGTAAACACCGGACTTCTGCAGATCAACGGAAGAATATGTTTCAATGTCAATGCTGATTGTTTTCATATTCCACCTCGCAGTTCGGTTTCAGGGGTGATAGGCTAACCTACCACCCCAACCGATAGAGCCTTAAAGCAAATCGTCTGCATCCGCGGGCAATTCACCGAAGTCATCTTCTGCCTTCGTCTTGCCGCCGAGAGGTTCACCGTCACGGACCTTCTGAATGTTTCCGAGACCGCACGCGATTCCCTTATTGCCGCTGCTGTTAAATGCGTAGAAATTGATGGAAACTCTCGCATATACGCCGCTGTAAACTTCGCCGCGTTCCAGAATGGGCTGCACTCTTGCATCCACAATCTGGGGTGCCGTTGCGCTGTTCGCGTTTACGAAGAATGCGTTTGCATACGCTTCGTCATCCTCTCTTTCCACATCACCGTCACGGAGCGGAAGTTTTAAGGTTGCTTTGTTGGGCTTCTTGCCGCCGAACTTACCGATGCCTTCCTCAATCGCCGCATCAATCGCCGCGTTGATTTTTGCAAGCGTGTCTTTATCGTCCTTGGGAATGATAATCGACACACTGTACTTGGGAGTCTGTCCCTCGCTTACTGCCTTGGGTTCCCATACGTTTGCGTAGGAAAGTCTCACCACGCCTGTTACTACTTTTGTCTTCGAATTTGCCATTTTTTTAATCTCCTTTTATTTCACTGAATTCGTTTTTTGGATTGGATACTTGGATTGCTTCACGCTTATCGGTATCCTCGACAAGCGTAGGTTTGCCTTGCGGTTTTACAATGAGACCGCCAAGGACGGTTGCAAACTCTTTCTTCCCCATAAGCCTTTCCATTTCGGTTATCGAAATTAAAGTTTGCTTGTAAATGTCGTGGTAGCCGGCAGCCTTTGCCGCCTTGACCACTGCTTCTTCGTCCGCATATTTGCGGTTTGACCTGCCTTCGACCAGCTTGAAACCCTGCCACTGTTTCCCGCCGAGCGCCGCCTGTAAAGCGTATTCCTGAATTTCCTCAGCCCACTTTTTTATGTCGGGCAGCTTTGCCAGGACCGCTTCGATTTCAGCATCGGTTAACAGCGGAGGAAGTTTAAATTCGCTCTGCGCGATTTTTAACTTCTCTTCGGCTCTCGCACGGCACTTGACTGCCGCTTTGCAGAACAGGCACCATTCGCCGGGACAATACTCGCCTTCGCCGTTATAGGCTTTGACTGCCCTGGGTTTCAGGTCCTTCTCTGCCCAGCGCCTGAGTCTTGCTGTTGTGATTTCCCAGGTGCTTACGTTTTCTCTGCGGGGTTGGAAGATAGTCATTTTAATCTTTTTAATTTGATACTTCTCTCCAAACTCCCTCAACGCGCCCAACGCATACAGCTTCATCTGAGGATTATCTTCCGCTTCCACCAGAACGCCCTGACCGTACTTGAAGTCGATAATGTGCAGTCGACCTTTGGATACTATCAAGCAGTCTCCGGTTCCAAAGCCATCCGGCACATAGCAGGAAAAATCCAGCCGCTGTTCAATGAGAACCTGTGTTTCCGCATCGCGCCTTCGTTCCTTGATGACCTGCTCCATAACGAAATCCGTATAATCGTCCGTGTACTGTTCCATTTCATCGTTATCGAAATTGGAAATCGGTCTCTCGCTACGAAGTTTTAATTTTCGTCTGAGCTTGTGTTCACAGAGCGCGTGTGCCGCCGTACCTTCCGCTGCTGCCGCCGTTTCCCGGTCTTTGAATTCGAGTTCAAGCCTGGCTGACGGGTTACAGTGAAGCCAACGGTGCGAAGCTGATGCCGAAAGCACTGCGTGTTTAGCAGGTGGCATGTTCACCTCCTTTGGAATCCACTTCACAGATGGTGATACCTTCTACCGAGCTGCCGGGAACGATTACCATCACGCCCTGCATTCCGTTCAGCATGCTTTTGAACTTTCTGTCTTTCGGGTTCATCTGCTTGCAAGCAACTATGCCATCCTGCTTGGGTTCCTTGGAAACACTGATTTTGATATTGTGCTTCACCTTCTTACCTCCTTCGAAGAGCTTTTCGTTGTTGCTGCCCTTCACTATTCGGAGAAAAGGAGGGTGTTTCGAGGGGGGTGTTTTGGAAAAAAATTAAAAAAGTTTTATGTACTTTGCTTTTATCTGTTTCAGGCTTTCCCGGACCACGCTCGAATCGCAGTGTTCTTCCCTTGCAATCTGCGCAGCCGAAGCGCCATCCAACCGGCGCTCAAGCCTCCGGCGTTGTACTGCTGTGAGCGTTGCAAGGAACCTATCCACTCTGGACTGCTCGTCCATTTCATCGCGTATGCGGTCCTGGTCCTGACTTTCGTCCGCGAACGCCTCGCCTTCATATTCAAATCCGTCCAGAGAAATGCAGTGATACCGCTGCTTACGGTCCCCATTCGATTCCTCTCTTCTCGATGCGGTAATGAACGCACCGATTTCTTCGCTTACCTCGACTTCACTCGTAGTTCCGTCTGCAAATTGATACTTGATTTTCATTTTTTTGACTCCTTTTTACTTGGTTTCTTTTTTTTCTGGAACCAGGAGCCATCAATTTTTGGTAAAGAAAAAAGACGGTAAGCCCGGAACCAGATTCCCAATATCCTTTCACTTAAATATTGAGAACTTTTGGTTCCGCACTGCCGTCTTCGCGTTCTGGCGGATTATTAAATTGTTCTTTTACGCTGCAATGTCGTGTTCGACTTTCAACGTTCCGTCAGGGTTCGCTGTGATTCGGGTTACACAGCCTTTTAGCACGATTTCGATTACTCTCCTATCGCCACTAATGTCGCAAACTCTTTTTCCATTAAAATTGCGAACCGTATCGATACGCCTCACCTCCTTCTTTTTATTATAGTGTTCACTGTTCGCCAAACGGCGAACAGTATGAGTACAAAAAACAGCGGGCGTCAAAACCCGCTGGATTTGACAAATATTTGCTTACGTTAAGTTGAAAGAATAGTCACGCCATATCCAAGAAAGCTGGCATCGTGAACTAATCCTTTACCCAAACAGCTCAGCTCCTCCAACCGGTACTGCGCAGCTTCCGGAGATACATTAAACTCTCGCGCAACCCTTTGTATCATTGCATATGCTGCCAGGTTCAAGCCTGACTTTTTCTCGATAGGTTTACCGGCAACTTTCTTTACTGATTCTTTCGGCATAAGTAAAACTGAAGAAAAATAGTTCGATTGCCACTCCATCCACTCTGCATCGGTCCAGGACTTACGCGCACCGTAGTTGCTCTGCCCAACCACACGACACTGTACCATCGCAGGATCATCTGCGCGGTCAAATATGGACATTTGATTAGGATTAAAAGCATAAAACCCCGAATGAAAAATGTCGTGACCACACTCATGTCCAACCGTATAACGGTAGCGATGCTCTTGATTTTCTTCAAGTAGCCGGTTATCAATTAAAACCGTCCTTGCATCCGCATGAATATAGTCAGCCTCATTCTTTTCGGGGTTGTAAATTATGACTTTATCTGTATCGTTGAAAACCATCATACCGAGGTACCGACAATCGTTCGAAAGGAACTGATAGTCGATTTTCAGTCCAAGATATAATTCAAGAAAGCGCTCAACATCAACCGGCTGGGGGTTAATTAACGCATCCGGGCAAAAATCTCGAAGGAAGTTCTCTCCGATAATTTCGATTTCTTTCTTGCTGAGAACGGGTACACCGTTCTGCTTAGTCCTGAACTGAGGTCTATACATTGGTTTATCATCCCTTTCGCTTTTTTAATTCTTCGACGAAATGCTCCCAATCCTCCTCATTTGCTCCAAGGTCCCTGACCGTTCTTAACGCGGCTGCGACATAATCGTTTCCCATTATGTACGCGGGGATGTCGGGTGCCACCGTATCTCGGCGCTTCCCGGCGAGGTCGAGCATAATTCCCTTGTCTTCGTCTGACAAGTACAACTTTTCCGCAAGTAGCTCCAGCTTGTCCAGTGCCGGAGGATTCTTGCGGTCCTTCTCAATGTCACTCCAGAATGCAGGTGATAAATCCATTAATTCTGCCATTCTGCGGAGTGAGATGCCCCTTTCAAGTCTCTTGCTCTCGACAAATTTGCCAAAGCTCTCATACGTTCCGTTCATTTCGTTCACCTTTCCTTTTTTTGCCTTAACCGTTTTTTTACTTTTCCGTTCTTTTCATTTCAATAGTTATAAGGTCTTTACATTCTATCTTGGTGAAATGCTTTAGTTGTCTGTACGCCGTTTGGCTTACGGCTTACACGACAATTATATAGGCAAGAAATGAACTTGTCAATGATTTTTTATGAAAATATAAAAATTTTTTGTGATTTTTTTGTTTTCGGTGCTTTTTTTACTCTTTTCCTCCCTTAATCAACGATAGTAAGCTCATAAATATCGTCAAAAAACACTTTTTCTGCGCCAATGAGAAGGTACCGGTAAACAAAATCTATCTTCGAAACCCGACCTTTAACCGTTACCTCGTGGAACGAGTGATAATACAACAGCTCTACCGTTGCCCCCGCTTCCACCTTTACCAACTGCTCTGCAATCTCTGCCATTGTGTCTTCCGAAAGGTCGCGCTTCTCTACGCGCGAGTGCCTTTCTTCCCTGTCCCGCAGAGCTTCTTTCAGACCTTTCATTGCATCAAAGGGCATAAACTGCTTTGCCCTATCTCCTTGTGTCATCGCCCGCTCTGTGTCCTCCTATAAATGTATTTCTTTCCCGCTGTGTTGACTCCGGCATATAATTTACGCCTTTGAGGATTGCGTTCTTTCCGTACTTGTTCTTTATTTCAAGCACTGCGCTTTCGCACTTTTTCTCGCGTTCAACTTCCTCCATATTCGTAAAAAGGTCATATCCCTCGCAACCTTCGTCCACCACATTTTCGAAGCACAACCCTAACCTGCGAATGGGAACATCCCGATTGGTTGTCTTTTCATAAACATCCTGCGCTGCCGGTTGAAGAACCGACTGCAACGCCGTAGTTACGTGAAGCCGCGCTGAACCGTGCGTAGACGGAACCGCACTTCGAGAATATCCAACGTAAACTGAAACCTTACTTGTTACAACGTGCCTTCGCATAAGCTCGTGGGTTCCGTTTTGTACCATTTCCGTTATAACCGTAGCCGCTTCCGAAAAACTATAATCGCGCGGCAGAATTTGCGAGAATGAAACTGAGTGTGATTTGCTTTTATACTGCTTAATGTCAGCAATCGTACACGGCTCTCTGCCCCATGCATGATCAATCAGCAATTCCGCATTTACACCGAAGGCTTTAAATAAAAGCTCCGTTGGCGCGTTTGCGACTCCGCGCATATCGTAAATTCCATACTTAGCAAGCCGTGCCGCTGTTCCATCTGCCACCTGCCAGAAATCTGTAATCGGTCTGTGGTCCCACAGCGTTTCCCGATACAACTTTTCGTCCAAGTATCCGATATGCGATTTTGCTTTTTTTGCTGTGATATCCAGCGCTATTTTTGCCAAATAAAGGTTCGTTCCAATTCCGGCTGTTGCCGGTATCCGTTTAAGGTGGGCGATTTCATTAATAAGCATTTGTGCGAACCCTTCTGCTTTCATATTATAAAGCCCCAAATAGTCGGTTGCATCAATGAACGACTCGTCAATCGAATAAACGTGGATATCCTGCGGGTCTATATAATCAAGATAAACCGAATATATGTCCGCCGAATAATCAATGTACAATTGCATTCGCGGGGGAGCTATTTCGTACTTGATGCTATTTGGTATTTCGCTCAGCCGACAGCGGTTCCGAATTCCCTGAGCTTTCATCTTCGGTGAAATTGCAAGACATAACGCATTCGAACCGCGTGTAACATCCGCTACCACGAGGTTAGTTTCAAAAGGGTTCAATCCCCGCTCTGCACATTCGACAGACGCATAAAACGTTTTCATATCTATGCAGAAATAAGTGCGCTGCTTGCTCATTACCTACCTCACAGGTCTTTTAGTACTTTGACCGCGACCCCTTGTATATCGCAACTGCTAACCACGATATCTTTCAACTTCCTGTTTTCTGGGTGCAAAATAATCTTTTTGCCTTTTTTATCCAAGAAGAACCTTTTCAATGTGTTTTCACCGTCAACGAGCGCAACCACAATATCCCCTTCTTCGGCTTTCTCAGTTCTTCTTACCAAAATAAGGTCGTTATCGTTAATACCTGCCTCTATCATTGAATCACCGTTTGCGCGAAGGAAGAAGAACTCACCGTTTCCGAGCAGTTCAACCGGTAACCGATAGTAGGTTTCGATTGACTCCTCTGCAAGCAAAGGTCTGCCGCAGGAAATACTACCTACCAACGGAACGTTCACTGCCGCGCTGCTGGCTTTCGCCATTTTGTTAGTTCTGATGTTTCCGTCCGAATACACAAGCATTCCACGCTCGTCCATGTCGCGCAAATACCGCACAACGCTCATCGCACTGATTCCGCATAACTCAGCAAGCTCTCTTGAAGTGGGTGTTCGCCCCTTCGAAAGAAAAAATGTATCAATGCGGGTTTCAAGTTCCTTCATCAGCTCTTCGTCTTTTGTACGCATCGGTCACCTCCGATTTTATCTGTTACAGTGTGTAACGGATAGAAGTATATCATTACGAACATTTGTTTGTCAATATTTTTTTATAAATTCGTTTGTGAAAATTTCTGGAAAATATAAAAACAGTCGAAAAGTAAAGTAGAAATAATCCAGGGCAACAGAAAAAAGCCCTGAACGAGCCTAATTAACGCTGTTTCCGGTCAAGGAAACGCGAAAGAATTAATTTTGATTTATCGCTCTGGCGGACGAAGGC